CACGACCAAGACGATAATGCTGGACAACTTGAACATCCATTTGCGCACGGCGTGGGAGCTGTTTGACTGGCCCGACCTGACGACGACCGAGTCGCGCACCGTGCAGGTCGGCGCGGAGGGCGATGCCTACATTGACCGGGCGCAGGCCAGCGAGGTTGAGATGGGCGAGGTGTTTAACGTGATGCAGGACAACCCAACCGTCTCCGCATCCCCGCGCCAGATCAGCTACACTCTTGACACAAACAAGATCCGCCTGCCCAGCGACAGCCCCGCTACCGTCTATGTGCGCTACCGCACGCTGCCGACGATCATCTCTGCGACCATCGCCACCGCCCTTGCGCAGACCGTGCCGGGATTTCTGGCCGACTACTGCAAATTCATGCTGACCGGCGACCTGCTCACGGAGGACGGGCAGCTCGACAAAGCCGAAATCATGGCGTCACGGGCTGAGAACTACATCGTTGCCGAGATGGACAAACTTACCTTTCAGCAGAATCAACCGCGCCGCTGGTCGGCGGTTACAACAAACTACTAATATGCAACCAAACATCAGGACAACCAACCGTCTCTCTGGCGGGCAACTCATCACTGGCACAGGAACGGCAACCGGAGAGTTTATCTCCATCGACGTGATTGCCGACGCCAAGTTCAACGTGCTCACAGGCAACGTGTCCAGCGTGGCAAACGTGACGAGCGGAAGCGCTCTGACTATTCCAGCCGGCCGCACCATTGACGGCTACTTCACCACGATCACGCTGCATAGCGGAACCGTGATCGCCTACAACAAGTAGTCATGCTTTCGGCGCTCACTCACCACCTGACGACGACCGAGCGAGGTGTGCTTGGCACGGTGACCAGCTTCACCACAACGGCGCTGTCCTACACTGAGCTTGAGTCGCAGCTTCGCATTATGGGTCTCGTCATCGGAATTTTGGTCGGGCTGGCAACGCTAATTTCTGTCGCCCACGACATAAACAAAAAGAGGAAAAACAAATGAAAAAAAGTAACTGGAAAACTACAAGCATCGGCATCCTTGCAATCGTGACGGCTCTTGCCGGGGCGACGAAAACCTATCTCGCCACTGGGACGATCCCCGACATCACCTCCATCGCGGCCGCCGTGCTCGCAGGCTGGGGATTGGTGCAAGCCAAGGACAGCGACAGCCGGATCTGACTGCACCATGCGCCGCGCACCGAAATACGCTGCACTTGCGACACTCGCGCTCACTTGGGCTGTGAGTGCGGCTGGTTGCATAAGCATTCCGGTGCCGCCGACAACCATCGGCGAAACCAAGGCCGGAAGTTTAGGTGCGCTTGACGTCAAGCTGGTGCTGGCCTACCGGCCGAACTGGCAGAACCTCGTGGCGGCCGCGTTCAAATCGCCGACTGACGGATTCAAAAAGTAGAGCAATGTGGAACTGGATAAAGAGACTATTTGGCGAGAAGTCCGGCGCTACCCCAGCGCCTGCCTCGCCGAACTCTGTCTCCGTGTCCAGTCCGAGCTTCATCGTCGAGCTGCCGAAGCGGAACTACGACGAGCGCAAGGTCTACACGCCGAACAAGACGCCGAACTGCATCTGCCCGGAGGCGGTGATTCTGCACTTTAGCGATGGCAGCTACGTCGGCGGCGTCGAATGGATCGCCGATCCTGTGTCTAAGGTGAGCTACCATGTGCTCATTGCGCGCGATGGCCGCAGGACAGTATTCGCTAACGATACTGACCGAGCGTGGCATGCAGGTGTCTCGTCTTGGCAGGGCCGCCGGGACTGCAATAGCTGGAGCCTTGGTGTGAGCTGGGAGGGCAACACCTACGACAACCCGCTGGAGGAGGACGCAATGGCGAGCGCCCTCGAGTATCTCGTCCCGCGCATGAAGCGGTGGCACATCGGGATGGACATGGTGTTGACGCACCAGCAGGTCGCTCCCAAGCGCAAAAACGACATCTCCCCCGGTGACGCGGCGAGATTCAAATCGCGGCTGAAAGGAGCCCTCGCCTAATGCCTCTTTCCGACAACGTGGTGCGCGACGGCGATGCTGGCTTCCTTGGGTTTGCCAGCCGGCTTAACCCAGCAACTCTGCCTGCTGGGATGCTACAGGACTCAGTCAACATGCGGCTGGATCGAGGAGTGGCGCAGACTCGGAGGGGCGCCAAGCGGCTGGCTGACGGCATCTCAACGGCCGACGAGCCGCTGACGCTTTCGTTTACGCTGGCAACTGACAAGGCAGCGACCATTACGCGCAGCAGCACGGTCGCCACAGTCACCGCGACAGCGCACGGATACAGCAACACGAATGTGGTCAACATCCGTGGCGCCGTGCAGTCTGCCTACAACGGAGATTTCACGATCAGCAACGTGACGGCCAACACTTTTGGCTACACCGTGACCGGAAGCCCTGCGACACCGGCCACCGGAACGATCCTCGCAAACAAGGGGCCGATTGTGTACAACGTCTATACTGGCGGCATCTTTGCGGCCGGCGTGTTTGCCTCGCAGAATTACGACAACGCGGCCGAATACATTGTCTTGGCCGGCCCTGACCGAGCGTTCCTCTACCGTCAGGGCGAAGATATTGTGCCAAAGACGTATCCGGCGAGTGGAGTGGCCGAGATTATTGAGGTCACCGACACGGTATCCGTGGTGCAAGCCTACGACCGGCTCTATGTCCTGCGCGAGGCGGACCGCAGCGTTGCTGGGTGGGCTGAACAAACTCCGACTAGCGTGACCACGGTGAGCACGACAACGGCGACGGCAACCAAGACGGCGCATGGATACGAGACGGGCCACCGCATCCGCTTTGAAGGCGGCGCAAACGCCGCTTTCGACGGCCAAGAATACGACATAACCAAGGTCAACGCCAACACATTCACCTTTACGGTTCCAAGCGGAACGGCCAATGACACCGCGACCACGGGCCGAACCATCCGCAGAGTCAAGGCGCCGATCTATTGGGACGGAGGCAGCGGCCAATTCGTGCGCTCGGTTGGCGGCGTGCCGGACGGGCTGGCAGCAACCTTTAAAACCATGCGCTCGGTCGGTTGGGCGAGCTACATCAACAATCGCTTGATCCTGCCCGATGGGCGCGACCAAGTGTTGATCTCTGACATTGGCAACGCGGATGTCTACGACCCATTCTGGGCCAGCTTCCGTCTCGGGCAGGGCGGCAGCGACCACCTGATGGCTGTGCATCCGTGGGTTGACGGAACGGCGCTCGTCTTCATGCGCAAGTCAATTTGGCTGGCAAAAATAGATCAGGCGAGCGCCGGCGACTACACGCTGGACTCGACGATTAGCAGCGTTGAAATATTAACCGATGAGATCGGCTGCTCGGCGCGCAACACCATCGTCACGGCTGGCCAGTATGTGTTCTTCCTGTCTGATGCCGGCGTCTACCGGCTTGACGCTCGCCTCGACCTCAAGCTGCGCGGCGACACTAAGCCTCTGAGCGATCCTGTGGCTGACCTTTTTGAGACCATTGACCAGACCAAGGTGCAGCGCGCATTCGGTCTGTGGCACAACAACCGCTACCTTATCGCGCTGCCAACAACCTCTGGTGGTGATGACACAAACAACCTCGTGGTGGCGTGGAACGCGCTTTCTGAGGCTTGGGAATACCGGGACACCTACGGCGCTGGCGTAGACCAAATCCTTGTCTCAACATACGACTCCAAGCGGCGCATCTTCAATTCACGGCGCGTCGGCAAGCTGTGGCTGCTGGAGGAAAACGCGGACGGCACCGACGACAACGTAACGAGCGGGCTGGACGGCACTAACGTCACGGGGCGCATCAAGAGCCGCCGCTTCGACTTCAAGGAGCTCACCAGCAAAAGGTTCCTGCGCTCAGTAGCCGACGTTGTCATTCCCAATGGCGGCACGGTGACAACGAGGGTCAACATCATCGATCCAGACCGGGAGGAGGCGCAGATCGGCACGATCACCAACAGCACCGGCGTTGAGGAGAACTACCACCTGAAGAGCCCGGTGCGCTTCAAGGCGCACGCCGCCGAACTGATTTACGAAACAACCAGCAAACGCCCGCAGATCCGCTCGCTCGCCCTTGAGGCGGCGGCCAAGAGCCTGCCGGCCACGCTGACAAGAGACGAACAATAATGGCAACAGTAACGACACAACTAAACTCGGCGGCTGGATTTTCCAGCGGAGAGACTGTCACAGCGGTAAAGCTAAACAGCTTGGTGAACTCGGCCACCGTCACAGGCATCGTCAACGACAACATTGACGCAGGAGCCGCGATTGCTGCGAGCAAGCTGGCAACATCTGCCCAGCAGGCATTGCTCCCGGCTGGCGCGGTCATGCCGTTTGCCATGAACTCCGCACCCGCAGGGTGGCTGGCGTCGGACGGCACAGCGGTCAGTCGATCAACCTACTCGGCGCTATTCGCAGCAATCAGCACGACACATGGCGTTGGCGACGGCAGCACAACGTTCAACCTGCCAGACCTTCGCGGCATCTTTGTGCGAGGCAGCGGGTCGCAGACGATTAACGGGACGGTAAACATTACTTACAGCAAGACGTTTGCAGCTAAAGAGCAGGATGCCTTTCAAGGGCACAACCACACAACAAACGCCGCTATTGCTCAATCGTACTTCAATAACGGGACAACGACTGCTTTCAATTATGCAGGTGCTACGGCAACCGTTACGACTCCGATCACAGACGGAACCAACGGAGCACCTCGTACAGCTTCCGAAACCCGCCCCGCCAACATCGCGCTGCTTTACTGCATAAAATTCTAAGCATGCTCCCATGGCAAAAAGCAAAACAATGGTGGGACAACCACTCAACGAACGAAACCTTTGAGGAAACACTCGGATGGCACTTAACCAACGGACTTATCTACTCAACGCCGCAGGTCTTCCTGCTGGCGCGGGAGACGCGCTGGGATGGCGCGGAGGCAAACGATGACGCCGGCCCGCACAACGCTTGGTTCGTGGAGCTGGCTGCTAGTGCTGGTCACGCAAACCCTGTGCGGGAGTTTCTGCGTGTGGCGAGCCGCCCGCAGCAGTGGGCGCTTTGGTGCCGACACAACAGTTTTGAAGTCAGGGCTTACGATTGGAACAAACTAGCAAGAAAGGTTGGACTATAAAATTATGGGCGGATCATCGGGCGGAAAAAAGAAATCAAGCACACCGGCTCAGG